ACCAAGGTAGCAACTCCCAAACGGTAGGGACAAAGGACGGAAAGTCTAGAGCGAAAAGCTCCAATTTCCCTACTATGTTTTAACGGCATAGCCATACACATGTGTGGTTAGGCTTGGCATTCTCTAGAACGGAGCTGATATGAGTAAAGTCTTTCCGCGATCTTACGTTGCAACTCGCTATGGTTGGTTTTCCGACAATAGCATTTTGCCCCGTAGCCACTCCGCAATTGGGTCCCCCAATGGTTCGAGCATTGCTCGCGCTTCTTGGGAAGATTCAGTTTCGGGTGGTTATCGTGGAGACTGGCGAGCGCAACTTAAGGCCCACGGGCCTGCAGTTACCTCGCTTAACGGCATTCGAACGACTATCAGTCACACTCCTGGCTCCTATTCGTGCGCTTGGGAGAATCGCAACATCTTTGCAGGTGGTGCGATTTCCTCCTATGGGTACGAAGAAGGTCACGGTGTTCTGAAGTCTTTCGGTGATGTCGATATACTCCCACCGCCTTCAGCGGTGGCTTCCGTTCGCAACGAAGCACTCAGCAAATTCTACAGGCGAGCCGAGTCAGAACTCCGTCCCTTTCAGGGCGGTGTTTTCCTCGGTGAGCTTGCTGAAGCTGTTGAGATGGTTAGGCGTCCCGGTAGATTGTTCAAAGACGGCTTAAACGGTTATCTTACCCGAGTTAGAGAACTTGGGTCCCGTTTGAGTCGTCTCCCTAAGGCTAAACGCCAAAGGGCAATCCGCCGGATGCTTGCAGACCAGTGGTTGGAATACTCCTTTGGGTGGCGCCCTCTGCTCTCTGACATCCGTCAGGGCGCTGAGGCGTTAGCTCAGATCGGACGTGTCGACCGATACATTCGTATCGAGTCGTCCTCGTCCGTGGAGTCAGGTAGTTCAGTCGTCTCACCAGAGGCGCTGGTTCTTGGTGCGAACTATCCTAAGATAGTTTACACTAAGAAGGTCTCCACTCGCGAACTTTATAAGTTCTACGGTGAAGTCCGAATCTCAAACGAACGGGCTTTCGGCGGGAAATTGGAGCTTTTCGCTCTAGACTTTCCGTCCTTTGTCCCTACCGTTTGGGAGTTGCTACCTTGGTCTTTCCTGATTGATTACTTCGCCAATGTTGGCGATGTACTCCGTCAGACGACCTTGTCGTCTGGTCAGATACCTTGGATGGCCTCTGGAACCCTTCGCGAGACTTTAGTCACGCGAACCGGCATCCCTGGGTCATCTCCGGTATCTACACCTTCGACTACCTTCCAGTATTGCTTCGCTAACGCCGACAAACTTGAGATCCGTTCTCGCATCATTCAGCGCCAGCCTGAGTACCTCCCTACCGTTTCTTTCCAGGTTTCTTTACCTGGTAAGCCGGTTCAGTGGGTAAACATGCTTGCTCTTCGTGCTGCGAGTACGTCTAAAGTTTCTCTGTACCTATCATCCCTCTAACTTTGGAGTTTTCCTATGGCCTTTGCGCCTACCTCTCCGGTCACGGGCTCTGACCAGACCGGTCTCACGACCCCTACGTATACGCTTTCCGTGGACACTGCTCCCGATAGCAATGGTAAACAGTATGCTGTTACCGCCCTTGGCGGTACTCAGACTGGTGCCATTGCTCACTCGGTCGCGGCTCCGTTCACGTCGACGTTCTTCCGACCGAAGGTCCTCAAGACCCTCGCCCCGGTTGATCCCGTCACAGGCGTTCTGAAGGCCGTCCCACGCAACACGTACAAGCTGATCTCCCGTAAGGGAGTTCTGCCGTTGGCGGGTCAGGCGTATCAGACCATGCAAGTTTGGACCGTTATTGAGGTCCCTGCTGGTTCTTACACGGTTGACGCTGCCAACATTCGTGCTGCGTTGTCTTGTCACATTGGGCTGCTCAACCAAGTGTCTGCCGGTATCGGCGACACCGCGTTGAACGGCGTGATGTGACTTCGCTAAAGCGCTCTTCTGGGCGCTTCAGTGTGACTGAGACAATACCGGGTTCCGGACTTCCGGACCCGAAATGGAGCCTTTTCGTATGGGTGCTTACTCTTCTCTTTATGCTCACCTTCTGGACTACCTCGCTTGTGATCCTTCGGTACTCCCTGATAGAGGATTTAAATCCCCGTCAGGTTGGCCCGGGATCACGGTGCGAGAGTTCGCGGCTCAGCGACTTCTGGAATCGTTCCTGAAGAAAAATCAGGACCGAGAATCAGAAAACGCTGAAGCCGTCGCGGTTGCCACTTGGCGCTCTTGCAATGACCATTGCAAGGGCTGGCAACCACAGTCGAATACCTCTGCTGATGACCTACTTCTCGGCGAATTTCGCCGATTTTGTTGGGATATCTTTGGCAGTGGTAACCTTATCAAGTCGTGGACGCAAGTCCACGATCTTGGTAGGGTCGGACCGGGTTCAAGCTTAGGGGCTCGCGGTACAGACATGTACAGCAAGCTCTTTAGCTCCGGTCTAGCTTCGACGAACGACGTCCTCCACACTCTGTGGAACCACAACGTACGCGAGCATAACCTCTGGTTTCAAGCCGACATTTGTCGGTCAGAGGTTCACTCCCCGTTGTTGGTAGAAGCTAGACCGGAGCTAAAGAGCTTGCTGTACATGTCTGTACCGCGAGCCCCTAAGCTTGAACCCGGTCCGACCCTACCAAGATCGTGGACTTGCGTCCACGACTTGATAAGGTTACCACTGCCAAAGATATCCCAACAAAATCGGCGAAATTCGCCGAGAAGTAGGTCATCAGCAGAGGTATTCGACTGTGGTTGCCAGCCCTTGCAATGGTCATTGCAAGAGCGCCAAGTGGCAACCGCGACGGCTTCAGCGTTTTCTGATTCTCGGTCCTGATTTTTCTTCAGGAACGATTCCAGAAGTCGCTGAGCCGCGAACTCTCGCACCGTGATCCCGGGCCAACCTGACGGGGATTTAAATCCTCTATCAGGGAGTACCGAAGGATCACAAGCGAGGTCGTCCAGAAGGTGAGCATAAAGAGCAGAGTAAGCACCCATACGAAAAGGCTCCATTTCGGGTCCGGAAGTCCGGAACCCGGTATTGTCTCAGTCACACTGAAGCGCCCAGAAGAGCGCTTTAGCGAAGTCACATCACGCCGTTCAACGCGGTGTCGCCGATACCGGCAGACACTTGGTTGAGCAGCCCAATGTGACAAGACAACGCAGCACGAATGTTGGCAGCGTCAACCGTGTCAGAACCAGCAGGGACCTCAATAACGGTCCAAACTTGCATGGTCTGATACGCCTGACCCGCCAACGGCAGAACTCCCTTACGGGAGATCAGCTTGTACGTGTTGCGTGGGACGGCCTTCAGAACGCCTGTGACGGGATCAACCGGGGCGAGGGTCTTGAGGACCTTCGGTCGGAAGAACGTCGACGTGAACGGAGCCGCGACCGAGTGAGCAATGGCACCAGTCTGAGTACCGCCAAGGGCGGTAACAGCATACTGTTTACCATTGCTATCGGGAGCAGTGTCCACGGAAAGCGTATACGTAGGGGTCGTGAGACCGGTCTGGGCAGCGCCAGTGACCGGAGAGGTAGGCGCAAAGGCCATAGGAAAACTCCAAAGTTAGAGGGATGATAGGTACAGAGAAACTTTAGACGTACTCGCAGCACGAAGAGCAAGCATGTTTACCCACTGAACCGGCTTACCAGGTAAAGAAACCTGGAAAGAAACGGTAGGGAGGTACTCAGGCTGGCGCTGAATGATGCGAGAACGGATCTCAAGTTTGTCGGCGTTAGCGAAGCAATACTGGAAGGTAGTCGAAGGTGTAGATACCGGAGATGACCCAGGGATGCCGGTTCGCGTGACTAAAGTCTCGCGAAGGGTTCCAGAGGCCATCCAAGGTATCTGACCAGACGACAAGGTCGTCTGACGGAGTACATCGCCAACATTGGCGAAGTAATCAATCAGGAAAGACCAAGGTAGCAACTCCCAAACGGTAGGGACAAAGGACGGAAAGTCTAGAGCGAAAAGCTCCAATTTCCCGCCGAAAGCCCGTTCGTTTGAGATTCGGACTTCACCGTAGAACTTATAAAGTTCGCGAGTGGAGACCTTCTTAGTGTAAACTATCTTAGGATAGTTCGCACCAAGAACCAGCGCCTCTGGTGAGACGACTGAACTACCTGACTCCACGGACGAGGACGACTCGATACGAATGTATCGGTCGACACGTCCGATCTGAGCTAACGCCTCAGCGCCCTGACGGATGTCAGAGAGCAGAGGGCGCCACCCAAAGGAGTATTCCAACCACTGGTCTGCAAGCATCCGGCGGATTGCCCTTTGGCGTTTAGCCTTAGGGAGACGACTCAAACGGGACCCAAGTTCTCTAACTCGGGTAAGATAACCGTTTAAGCCGTCTTTGAACAATCTACCGGGACGCCTAACCATCTCAACAGCTTCAGCAAGCTCACCGAGGAAAACACCGCCCTGAAAGGGACGGAGTTCTGACTCGGCTCGCCTGTAGAATTTGCTGAGTGCTTCGTTGCGAACGGAAGCCACCGCTGAAGGCGGTGGGAGTATATCGACATCACCGAAAGACTTCAGAACACCGTGACCTTCTTCGTACCCATAGGAGGAAATCGCACCACCTGCAAAGATGTTGCGATTCTCCCAAGCGCACGAATAGGAGCCAGGAGTGTGACTGATAGTCGTTCGAATGCCGTTAAGCGAGGTAACTGCAGGCCCGTGGGCCTTAAGTTGCGCTCGCCAGTCTCCACGATAACCACCCGAAACTGAATCTTCCCAAGAAGCGCGAGCAATGCTCGAACCATTGGGGGACCCAATTGCGGAGTGGCTACGGGGCAAAATGCTATTGTCGGAAAACCAACCATAGCGAGTTGCAACGTAAGATCGCGGAAAGACTTTACTCATATCAGCTCCGTTCTAGAGAATGCCAAGCCTAACCACACATGTGTATGGCTATGCCGTTAAAACATAGTAGGGAAATTGGAGCTTTTCGCTCTAGACTTTCCGTCCTTTGTCCCTACCGTTTGGGAGTTGCTACCTTGGT